GTCAACTTCTTCTCGCCACTCTCTACTAGATTGAGTTGTACCTTCTAGCATTTCTCTGTCCCAGCCAAAGATAGCAGATACACAATCTTTTAACGTACCTGCATAACTGAGTTTTTTAAAGCCATGAAATCGAATAAGATAATCTGCGGCTGTGTCTTTGCCACTGCTGATAAGTCCTGTAATACCTATAATCATATAATACTACCTCTAGTTAAGTAGTAGCATTATAAGATAATTTGAAGAGAAAGTCAAGGAGTATTGGGTAATTAACCTTGTATCCATGTAAGAGGTTGTGAGTAGTCAACGTAGTCTCTTAGGTCTTTGTGTAATGCTTCTTGTGCCGCAAGTCCTTCTGCTTTCATAGCCGCACCATTAAGAGCAGTACCGCCACCTGGTCCCTGGATAGTTGAGAATTTCTCACGTGCTTGACCAATAGTGATCGTACATGTTGCTAAGACATAGTTTTCTAACCATGGAGCAATGCCTGGATCTTGTAAGAGAGTTGTTTCTGGACGCATGATGTCAGCCCAAATAAGAATCTGTTCACCTGATCCTTTGAAGTCTCTTACAAATCTAATTGTTTTAGATACTGGATCAAATGTGTAGATAACAAACCCACCAAACATTCTAGCGGCTAGTTCTACATACCCTGCATAGAAGTCATATGTTGCTAGACCACCTGCATAGTTATAGTTTAACAAGTAAGTGTTTAAGATAGCAGATGAGAATGGATCAAATGATGATGCTCCAGGGCCTGTCTCAAGTCCAATGGTACGTCTGAAACATTGTCTGACGTTAATGAACTCTGCTGGTAGTGTATAAGTGTCTTGGTCCTTTTGAACCGTTAATAAGGTATAAGTTTCTTGTACAGAATTTTCAGCACGTTGTCTATATACTTTGATAGCAATATTATATGCGGCTTCGTAATGCTCTGGATCCAGTTCTAAATCTACAATGCCGTCACCCAACCTGAAACGGATGTTATCAAACATCGATTCCTTAAGTTGCTCAAGGTTCTGGTTATTCGGTACTGCTAGTTCGTCTGCGGCCATAAGATAAATTCCTGTTATGAGTATTTATCTTCTTTAGAAAGCCTTTAGGATAATAAGAGAGTCATTGAAACGACCAGTTGGTTTAATACCCACTGCTTTTATCTTGTCAAAGTAAGTTCTTGCCGCTGGTTTGCTTCCCATAACTTCTTTAATCTGTTCCAATGGCTTACGTAATGTTTTGATTTGACTTTTGATTTGTCGAAGCCTAACAACGTGTTGCCTTTGACAAACATTTCTCCAGTCATTTCATCTGCAATATAATGATGCAGTTTACGTTTTGTAGTATCATATACCCATGCTTCTTTAGACAAGTGCAGTTCTGCTGGACGAATGCTTTCTAGTTTTAGTTTTGTTGCGTTGCACTCAAAACGTTTTTGATACTTCAACTTCTGTGTTGCTTTCTCAGGAGTGATTGGCTTAGTCTTACGTTTAGCCCTAGATGCAATCTTAAGACTAGCATAAGAGTTCAACACACCAGTTACTGTATCATAAAGAGCAATAGTTGCTTTAAGTTTCTTTTTACTAAAGTGACTGTATGCTTCAACTAATTGTTCATCTTTGCCTTCAATTACTTCTTTGAATTCTTTCTGTTCTTTCTCGTACAATGCAACTAAGAGAGGAATATGGTTTGCCAATGGATTGTAATTATTACAAATGGACATTACCTGTTTTGTAAATTTATCATCATTTTTTATTTCATCTTCCATCCATTGATCGACTAGACCATCTATCTCGCCGCCAGCCTCAAGCAACTTCTCTTTCATTATATCTTGTATAGAAGGACGATTGGGTTTGTCTTTTGCTTTTTCTTCTTTGACTTGGGCAATCTTCTCACCCTTCTCCATCCATTCTTCTTTTACTTTTACAATGTGATCAGTATGCGCCTGTGGCATATACCCAACTTTATCACTAAACCAAACTGAATTTGCAAGAGAGTTAAAGTTCCAATCTGGATTTCGTAAGATAATTTCTCTGTCTTCATCAGTCCAAGGTGAGTCTTTTTTGATCCAAGTTTTTGCTCGTTGCATTCTTTTCTTGTCGCCGATCTCAGTACGAATAAAATATTGGCAATCTTGGAACGCTTTCTCTTGTTCCGTAGCATCAGTAATGTCCTTATACATTTCCCATTTAGGTTCGGGTGTTAAGTAAACTGTCTTTTGCTTTCTTTTAGCCATTTGTACTCCGATTGATTTATAGTTTGTACTTAGTGATGCGATTATACATTAAATATTTTTTAAACGCAACCTATTATTTACCCAATAATTTTCTTACGATAAATATATATATGCCAAGATTATCATTATACCGTCCTGAGAAACAAAACGATTACCGTTTTATGGATAGAAATATCTCCGAACAGTTGACTACTGGTGGGACCGATTTGTATATACACAAGTATTTGGGACCAGAAGATCAGGGACCATCTGCTGATTACACTCAGCCTCAATATGATAAACTTGACCCAACAAACATACAAGACTTGCTATTCTTAGAAAACAGAGATCGCAAGTATGATAAAGATATCTATCGATTACGTGGTCATTACTCTGTACAAAACTTAGACTTTGATCTCAGTCAGTTTGGTTTATTCTTAAGTAATGACATTATTTTTGTTACAGTTCATTATAATGACATGATCGATATCATAGGTAGAAAACTTATGGTCGGTGATGTACTTGAATTACCTCACTTAATAGATTACAATCCTTTAGATACAGAATTACCAGTAGCATTAAAAAGGTTTATGCAAATCACTGATGCAAACTATGCAAGTGAAGGCTTCTCAAGCACATGGTATCCTCATCTGTGGCGTATTAAGTGTGAGCCATTAGTTGATAGCCAAGAGTTCTCAAATATATTAGAGCAACCAGTTAACCTTGATAATTATTTAGGAGACTGGGAAAAGACAAAAGTATATCCGCCAGGATATTCAATGACATTTGGTGATAAAAACTATATTGCCTTACAAGAAGTTCCTGCAGGCGTGAAGCCAGGCGACACTGACCCTGATCCATATTGGCAACTTGATACAGGTGATACACTAAAAGGTATCTTGGGTCGTTACAATGAAAACATCAGAATTAATGATGCTAACTTAAAAGAAGCAGAACGACTTGTTCCTAAATCAGGATATGATGCAAGTGAACTTTACGTAGTTCCTGGTTACGGTGAATATGAAGCAAATGGCGAGTTGTCTAAAAAGTACAATCAACCGGCACCACCAACAGATGTTCGATCATGGCAACCAGGCAACAATGCACTCAGTGGCAACGGACAAGTTATCACAATGCGTAACAACCAATACAGAAATGATTCTACTGGTATAAAAATATCTAAAGAATTATTAGAGCATATGCAAGGACAACTCAAAGACAAGATTGATATGCAAACAGTCATTGATAAATTTGTACAAGCATCATTGCAAGTTGTAGAGATGACACCCGAGATGTCCTCTACAGGCACAGGCTCAGGGGCAGTAGAAGGAACTAAAGTATTATCAGTTCAGATAACAGGCGCTATTACAGGGCCATATGGTACTGCTGATAACACTTATGCAACAGCAGACCAAGATCCAACAGCGACAGGGTTCACAGGTACGGAACCTTATGGACCAGATACAATGGACTATCGTGCTGACTGTGATCCTCGATTCCAATTTATTGCACGTGCAACTCCAAGAACATATGGATACACAGCAGGTTATATGACAGGCACCGATGTCGCTCCAGATGGCTTACCGACTGGCGCAGGCATATCATTCCCTGCAAACCCACAAGTTGGTAATTATTTCTTAAGAATAGATTACTCTCCCAATCTGCTATATAGATGGGACGGAACAATTTGGGTTAGAATCTCAGAGAATATAAGAACGACAACTGGATTTGGAGCAACTGATAAATCTCAATTATCTGAGTTCATTAATAACTCAACACTAATTTATAGTGAAAATGAACAAGCCAATGTGGCTTCAGCACAACCATTATCACAAATTTTAAAATTAGCACCAGATGATTTACCACCGAGTGACGGGACTTAACACTTACTATGGCACAATATTTTTACGATAACCAAATTCGCAGATTCTTAATTCAATTTGCAAAAATCTTCAGTAACTGGGAAGTTACAAAAGGTAAGGATCCCAATGGAAATGACATTTTGGTTAGAGTTCCGATCCAGTATGGAGATTCAAGTAGACAAGCATCTACTATTATTGCGAACAACTCAGCATCCAACCTACCCTCTGCTCCGTTGATCACATACTACATCAATGGCCTAGAATACGACCAGAGGCGCACACAGGAGCCCTTCTTCGTAGAAAAGCAACAAGTACGTCAAAGAGCCTACGATAGTGATACAGAGTCTTACAAGACTGTACAAGGGCAGGCATTCACTGTTGAGAAGTTGATGCCCGTTCCCTATACATTGAGACTTAATGTTGATTTTTGGACAACTAACTATCAACAGAAATTAGAAATCATTGAGCAATTGGGTACATTGTTTAATCCAAGTTTAGAAATTCAAAGTACAGATAACTATATCGATTGGACATCATTGACTGTTGTATACCAAGATGGGTTAACATTCTCATCTCGTACTATTCCACAAGGCACAGGTAATCCAATTGATGTAATGAGTTGGAAGTTTTATATTCCTATATGGTTGACAACATCTTCTAAACTTAAAAAGTACGGTGTCATTAATAAAATTATTGCTTCTATTTTTGAGGGCAAAACACAACAAGATATGCAAGATGATGATTTGTTACTGGGTACTCGTCAAAAGATTTCTCCATATGGATACAAGTTATTATACATTGGGAACTCATTGCAACTATTACCAGAAGCATCAACATTCCAAGACACTCCGAACTCTTCACTAGATGTACCTGTCAGTCCAGATACTGATATCTATTGGACAAGTTTGTTAAATGTATACGGTGCATATAGACCTGGTATTTCTCAGGTGTGGTTAGAGAATCCATATATGGAAAATGAGATTGTAGGTACAATCGTTGTTGACCCACTAGATGATAGATACTTAATCTTTAGTGTTGATCCTGACACATTGCCTCAGAACACATTAGAACCAGTTGACAGTGTGATTAACCCTATAATGAATGGACCCAATGCAGGGCTTCCAGGACCGATTGCAAACAAAAGATATTTGATTGTTGATGAAGTAGGAGACGATAGTGTTGCATGGGGTACGATACTTAGTACTACAACTCCACAAGCAATAGAGACAATGATTACAGGTCAGAAGTATATGATTGCTTCTGTCGGTACCACTAACTTTATTCAGTTAG